CATGGAATGTCATTGGTGCTATACACTCCGTTGAGCTTTGGCCTGATATCAACGAGGGTGCTTTACGAGAGCAAGGCTGCAAACCCCCTGTTAAGGAGTAAGTTATGGAAGGTTTGAATCAGTGTACCTTTACTGGAAACGTGACGAGAGATGCAACAGTTCGCAAAGTTAATGACAAGGATGTCGCAAGCTTTGGTATTGCTGTGAACGGTCGTCAGAACCAAGACGTCCTTTGGGTCGACTGCAGTTACTGGCGTCCGAATGGTGTGATTGAGTACATCAAGAAAGGCAAGCCGATTCTTGTAAGTGGGAATGTTCAGCTGAACACCTACGACTCGAAGTCCGGCGAAGTTAAAGCGGTGCTACGCTTGAATGTACAGAAGCTATTGCTGCTTGGAAGCGGTGGTGGCAATTCCTCAAATGCCGTGCCAGTTGGCGCTCAAGGCAAGGAGGATGACTGGGGTGGTTTCTAACGCAATGGATTGCATTGAGATCGGGGGCCCCAAGGAAGGGGCCTCCGGTTTTTCTGAAGACACTAACTACACAGGCGTCAAAAGATTCGCTGCGACCGTGATGTCTCAGGCCATCAAGTCTTCTAGGTTTGTCGCTGAACAGGCTCGCACGTTCCCTCAGGGCTCCCGTATGCCATTCAGTAGGGTTGTTGACGATAAGCTGCTAGACGGCTGTGCTGCGTGGCTGTGGATGTCAGGAGAGGGAAGTAGGGACCTTACGTTTGAAGAGTGCTCATGGGCTACTGGCCTTGACCCAGACTGGGTGCGGGAGAAAGTAATGCTCCCGTACGGGGATTTAGGGGACATAAATAAATGGGTCCAAGAAAGGGCCAATTCCCTTGGTCCTCTTTGGGGCGATTGAGTTGCATGGAAAACACGTACAGGCAGTCCGGCAAATTTCCGCAGCACATGGCATCGTTGAGTCGTATAAACAACTTGCGTCAGCTTGCGAAGGTTAGCCCTACTGATACGAATGTGGAGGCGGCTTACGACGCAATGCTTGGTATCGCATCTCACATGTCGTGGTTGCCTGAAGATCTAGGTGATCGAATGCCAACGCTTCAAGAACTAGAACGCGCCGTGGACCGTGGGACGCAAAATATAGTCAATGCTCAAAACGCTACGATGGGTGGATGATGGCAGACAAAGCAGGTGACCGAGTACGCAAAGCTAAGGGTTCGGGTATGACTGAGCGTCAATCTGATGCGTTAAAAAGACACGCTAGTCATCATACACCCGAACACATGAAGGTCATGATGAGTGCAATGCGTTCAGGTAAAACCTTTAGTGAAGCTCACCAAATAGCCATGAGTAAAGTAGGTAAATAAGGTGGCAGACAGAAAAGGTGACAGGGTACGCAAGGCAAGGAGGGGCAAGAAGACTCCTGCTTGGACTCGCAAAGAAGGACAAAACCCAGAGGGTGGCCTGAATGCAAAGGGTCGTGCTTCATATAATAAGGAGACTGGTGGGAATCTAAAGAGACCTCAACCTGAAGGTGGCAAGCGAAGAGATAGTTACTGTGCTCGGTCTGCCGGTCAGATGAAGATGTTCCCTAAGGCAGCTAAAGATCCGAACAGTCGTTTGCGCAAAGCAAGAAGGAAGTGGAGATGCTGATGGCTAAGAGTAAAGTCAATGAGGCTGGTAACTATACCAAGCCTGGGATGAGAAAGAAATTATTTAATAGCATTAAGGGCCGTGCTACTCACGGCACTGCTGCTGGTCAGTGGAGTGCTCGCAAGGCACAGTTGTTAGCAAAGCTCTATAAAGAAAAGGGTGGGGGTTACACTTAATGGGTGTGCTGTCCGGGCTAAGAAAAAGCCAGAAGTCCTTAAAGGATTGGGGGAAGCAGAAGTGGCAGACTAAGAGTGGGAAGAAGTCTAGCGACACAGGGGAGAGATACCTACCGAAGAAAGCAATCGAGTCTCTGAGTGACAATGAGTACGCAGCTACCACTCGTGCTAAGAGAGAAGGCAAATCAAAAGGCAAACAGTTCGTAAGGCAGCCTAAGGGGATAGCAAAAAAGACAGCGAGGTACAGATGAAATCCAGGTCAGTTCTAGGAGGGTTAAGAAGCAATAACCCTAAGGTTTCAAGGACAGGTTACATGGGAGGAGCGACCCAAGGGCGTGTGCAAAGGGGTCCTGCTAACACAGTAGGCCGCTTTCAAAGAGGTGGTGGGGGTAGGGCTCAGCGCAACTCTCAGTATGGGAGAATGCGATAATGCCAGAACGACCAGAGCTGAAGGCTAGTAAAGCCGCTGAGTTTATACAAGACATACAGGTTGCTGTTGAGGCTGCTGCTGCAAAGGCGCATGACGGTTTGACTCTTAAAGAGTTCGGTGAAATTTTCTACGACTTCATGCGAATAACAGTTGAAGGTTTAGAGTCAGTCCCAGTACCAGGGCCTCTCAAGAAGAGGTGGGCTTTGGATGCAATCACTGCACTGTTTGACGCTATCGCTGACAAGGCTGTGCCTGTCTACTTCTATCCCGTGTGGCTGATTATCAAACCGTCCGTTCGGTCGCTCTTAATTCATTTCAGTGACGGTGCAATCGAATCTGTTCTTAGACTGTTGAGGGAATAGTGACTTTATTATTAATCGCAGTAGGACTTGCTGTGTTGTTTTGGCCTAGTAAGCAGAAGGGTAAGTCGACAGGGTTTGACTTGTCGGATTACGAACTCGACCCACCTCCTGCAGGTGAGTGGCCTTCGTTTCCTGAGTCAATAGGCTGCTTAGCGAATGTTAGAGACAGGCTGGAGAAGACAGAAGAGCTTAGTTCTATAGAGCTTGAATCGATTGATGTGATAACTCTTGCTCTAGTAAGAGGGAGTGGAAAGTAATGAGGCGTCTCATTGGTATTGCTGTGCTGATTGCTGCGTGTGTGATCGCTTATGTTGAGTATCAAACAGCTGCCCCTTCCCCTGCTCCGGTTGAGAACGACATACCTTTGAAGGGGCTGTTTATTGGACCCACTGCAGGTGAAGACGCTTTGCTAATGGCTGCGTTGTGCGAAGAAGTTGCTTCAGAGATTGAGTGGGATGGCATGCAAGAAGATCCTGTGTTGAATACAGGTGTGCAGTATGATCTGTTGAGAGTCAGGGCTCGCAATCTTTTTCTCCGTGGAGACAGCATCGGCGAACGACAGCCCCATGTGGCTGATGCAGTTGGAGAATACTTAACGAACAAGCTCGGCGTGTCTGGTGGTCCGGTGACTCCAGAGCAACGTGCGAAATGGGTGACGGCGTATAGAGAACTAGCGAGGTCGGCAGAATATGCAGCGCGCTAGGATCTTTGCGATAGCGGCAATCCTTGGGGTTGCCTTGTGTAGTACGTGCTCGGCACCACGCCCAACTGCCGAGGCACTTGGTCTAGGGTACGATCCAAATCCCGAGGGAACGCAAGCATTCCTTAGTGAATTGGACCAGCCCCTATTCCGAGACGCCGGGAGGGAGGTGATCGAAAAATCTCGTGGCATTGACACGTTCCTTTATAGGTCAATGTTTCGTGCGCACCAAGCGCGATACAACAAGCCCTGGGTTCCCGGAAACCAAGGCTCTGTAGGCAGCTGTGTTGGCTGGGGCTTTAGTCAAGCAGCTTACTGTTCATTGTGTGTGGCGTGGTCAGAAGGAGAAGTCCCAGAGCCTCCGTTACTTACCAGTCCCACTAGCTGTTATGGTGGAAGTAGGGTTGAGGCGCGTGGAAAGCCTGAGGGGACTGGGGGCTACCGAGACGGAAGCTACGGTGGAGCTGCGGCCAAGTGGTTGTCGCAGTGGGGGCTGATCTTCCGGGACAATGTTGGCGGACATGACTTGCGGAAGTACTCGGTATCTCGGTGTAAAGACTGGGGCCATTGGGGTAACGGTGGAGAAGGCGACGAAGGTAAGCTGGACTCTATTGCCAAGCGGCACCCAGCTCTGCATGTTGCCCTAGTCACAAACTTTGATGAAGCCGCTGCAGCTATAGAGTCAGGTTTCTGTGTGGCTATATGCTCTGGTGTAGGTTTCAACCGCACTCGTAATGCTGATGGGTGGTGTGAACGAAAAGGCAGCTGGGCTCATTGCATGTATGCAGCAGCTGTGCGATACAAAAAGAATGGGAGCAGCCATGACGGACTGCTAATTATTAATTCGTGGGGGGATTATGTGAACGGAGGCAAGTTCCCCGACGATCAGCCGGACGGTTCTTTCTGGGCAAAGCGTGACGTGGTGGACTCGATGCTCGGTACTTGGCGCGATTCGTTCGCGATTGGTTCAGTTCAAGGATTCCCTTATCGAGACCTTCATCATGGAGATTGGTTGGATGCAAGTCAGTAAGAAACAATTAATACTAGGGGTCTTCCTAGTCTTTGCAATCGGTTACGGCGCGTGCTCTTATGTGGAGTATAAAAAGAATGACCGGCCAGTTCTTACATTCATTATGAAGGCAGCTCGCATGGGGTTGTGGGTCATGATGTTTGCAGAACCTCCAGATGTTTTTGATAAGAATACAGTCGGTGCATCTCCTGCATCGGACGCTCCGTATTTGGATCACTCAAGGAGCCTTTAATGTGGAAGTATATTCTTGGCTTATTAGCCACATTGTCTGCTGACCCTAGCCAAAGAGATGACATGCGGCACGACGCTATCGTTGCTGTATCAGTAGCTCGAGCAAGCCTAGAGCGAGTAAAGATAAGAGAGGAAGAAGAGGAGGAAGAGGAACTTCCTGAAGAAATTGCCCCCGAACAGGACGTATCTACACAAAAAAAGGCAGAGACCCCAGCCTGTCCTGATGGCAAATGCAACGTGGTCATTCGACGCAGACGTTGACTTACCAAGGACAAACCAGGGTCTCCCGATTGTGTTTCCCTATTAGTGTGATGCGTAATAAAATCAGCTACCTACGGGGGGTAGATAGGTGAAACGTCTTACAAAAAAACAAAGACGTCTAGCTGAAGATGCGCTTGAGATTGTCCCGAAAGCAATCCACGGTTTTTGCAAAGCTTATCCAGGTATCCGAAGAAAGCTTGCGCGCATCGACGCAGTTGAGGTAGCTAACCTCGCAGTTGTCAAGGCAGCTAAGACGTACGACAAAAGCAAGAGTAAAGTCACCACGTATTTCACGATGGCGATCTTCAACTCATTGCTTAAGGAACTCGCACGGGAACAGCGACGAGGATGTGATGGTCCCGGGCGGGTCCCGCTTGAGTTCCTAGATTGCGATGAAACCATTGACCTTCGGTCTCGTGATGTACGAAACGCAATGTCTTCGATACCCGACGAGTCTCGGAGACTGCTTCACAGCAGGTACTTTCACGGTAAGACGCTTGAAGAAATGGCTGGTGAGTTTGGCATTGACCGTCGCACTGTAAGGCGAAGGTTGGAGATTGCTGTTACCCAGTTATCATCCGCTTGGGATAACCTCGCTCCCTTGCGATGAGAGCTCGGCGGATTGTGTTCCGATTCCAGAAGCGACCATTAGTCCTTTTGATCCTGCGACTTCTTTGCTCTAGCTTCTCGTACGACAGGTGCTCTGACATACGCTTATCTCGTATGCTGCTGATCTGCTTGCGTTCTTCTTCGTCGGGAACAAAGTAGCCGTGACCGTTAGATCCTATCTTCTTCCATCCGTATGGCACGTAGGGTCCGTATGGTTTACCTTCAGCCTTTAGTTCTTGCATGGCAACTGAAGTACGAGCACCACCGACATCTCGTTCTAGTTCAGCAAAGACTGTCTGCGTTCTACTGAATGCCTTGCCGTAGGGATTCTCGAAGTCAATGTCTTGGTCAACACACTTGAACGTAATCCCTTTTGCTTGAAACATCTTGACAGTCTTGATGCTGTCTTCGAGATCACGAAACGCTCTGTCTAGTTTAGACACAACAACGTAGTCTCCGGGCTGAGCTAAGAAGTAGATGCCTCTAGCTTCTGGTCTCTCAGAGAATGACTTGCCACCTGACACAGCTGCATCATAGCTCCAGCTAAACTCAACGTCATCTCCGAATGTTCGCTTCGCGTACTCAGATACGGATTGCTGTTGGGCTCGTTCAGTAATATCTTGATCGTCTGTTGAGTGACGACCGTATCCCCATACTTTCATATCACCTCCTCTTCTACTTCGGTATGTCCGTACTCCCAGTCAAGGTCGTTTAACTTTCCGGTGCCGTCCCGCAAGTCAACGCTTAGTTCGCATAGCACCTCAGCTAAGTCTACATCATTTGCTACCCGGAATTTTACCGTGATCTCTTGATGAACTACTTTCATTCTGTCACTTTCTCCTCTCTAAAGAATACATTCCGGATTGCTTTTACTGCTGCTTTTAGTCTTGTTGACGTCAGGTAGTAGTCCTCTTCCACACTGAACATGGTCTTTCGATGATGACAGTAGTGTTTTATGGTGAAGTTTAATGCGTCCAAGACTTCTGCTGCAATCTCCTTCTGTAGGTACAGGGTACCGGCCTCTAGTTCCGGGTCGTAACAATCATCACACAGGAACCGATGTCCATCGGGGGAGTTGATGTCGCATCGTTGCGGGATGTCTTCTCCGCAACCGTCGCATGGAATTTCGTCACCCTCGTACGGAGAGTTATGGTCATTGCTACACGAGTTCGTCATTGGCTTGATCTCCTGCTGCTTCGTCGTTAGGGAAAACATTACACTCATCACACTTCTCTATAGTCCATCGTGATAGATTGATATTAAACGTCAGTAGCCATCCTTTGTTATTGCAAGGTTCACACATTGTCGTCTCCTTCTTCGAGGCTTGCGAGGTGAGCGTCATGCTGGACTTGCCATGCGTATGCAAGACGCTCTTTCAGCGCAGAGAAAGAGTCCCTGCCTGTCATACGCTTTAGCTTTAACCCCAATTCGATTCCAATTCCTTCAAAGAAGTCCAACCGCTTTTCCCACCAGACAGAAGTGTCTTCGCAATCATGCGCTTGCTTGACCGTATCGGTATAGAAGTTAAGGGCGAACATGATAGCGTCCACTTCTTCAGGAAGCAGGTTGTATTCTATTCTTGTTGGTTCTAAGTCTGACATGTAGTCTCCAAATAAAAAAGCGAGGGGCGCAGCACAATGGCCGCGCCCCTCTAGGTGTGGATTAGTTATGGTGAGCACCAAGGTTGGTGCGATCAATCTTCGGTCCGATCAAGTCTGATGCAGCACGTAAGGCACGGAAGTTGTGGTGCCGTGTGTCCTCTACGTACCCAGTCTCGTACAGATGCCTGATGCTAGCAAGAGAGTACATGAAAGCAGTTAGTACTAGCGGGACGATCTCTTTTGTTTTCGCTTCCCGTTCAGACTTTTCTGCCCAAGTACCCTTTAGCTTTTCGTAGTGTGCTTTGAGGATCTCTGGTCCAAGCTCTGGGCCGTCACCGTACTCGTCGAACACGGCTCGGCTAGTGCTGGGCAAAGTCGACACCCCCTAACTTGAAAGGATTGTCGTCTATCTGGTCACACAGGTGGCAGTACAGAACCTCTGCGGCTTCCGGGTCCCAGTTGACAAGTTCCTCAAGGGTTGCGAGGGGCAGTCCATTCGTTGCTAGGCACTGCACTGCCTCGTAGTCTGATGCTGACAAGTCCTTGAACGCTGCCAGTATTGGGTCGTCTGCATCAAGAGCCATCATGTCTCTGTCGTTCTCGTCAAGATGCGATGAGTCGTTGTACTGCTTCCTGTCGTTCTCCCGCCACAGCTTCTCGTGCTCATCAGCATCTGCTTGAGCCTGTTCATCAATCTCCTGAACGTGGCTCGTGTACTTGTTAGTGGACTTGTAGTAATCATCGAGGTAGGGGTTGCTTTCCTGGTGACCACTAGAGACGCCAACTCCTGTGGTAGTTGTGCCTCGGAAGTTCAACCAGTTGTTGGAGGCTGACGTCACCTTCTTAGGCTTGCCCGTGTACCGGCTGTAGCTGGTGTAGCTGTAGTTGCTGTACCAGTGCTTGTCTGGTGCTCGGTGTCCTAGATCTGAGTTCCAGATAGTGTGCTCGCCTGTTGATTTGAGGAACACCATCTTGTTTCCGTTGCCAAGGAACTGCTCGCCAAGAAACGAACTGCCATGATTCCAAGGGAAGTTGCAGTCACCCTCACACATTGGACGAAGCACCTGTGTTACGAAGTGCCATGTGTCGGACATCTTCTTGTTGATGTTGAGTTCTATGTCAAGTATGCCGTTGTGAATAACACACAAGTCTTCGGTAACTGCAAACGGATGACAGTTCTTGTCGTTGATCTCACCGCTTGTCCTGATCCTGAAGTGTACTAAAGCAGGGTATGCTCGGTACCTCTGGAACTTCTTCTTGAAATTATTGAACGACGTCGTGCCCTTCTGTGTGATGAGCTTGCCGTCCTTTGCTACAGCGAAACCCCAACCGTCTGGGTTAGACTTGAAGGCTCGCTTGTACGCGGCCCAGTCAGGCTGGGTCTTGCGTGGTTTGAAT